CTGCGGCAGCCACTTTTTCATCAAGTAACGTTTGAACGTTATTAACAGCATCTTCTGCCGCAGTAGTCGCAGCTTCAACAGCGGTATTTTTAGCAGCAACAGCTTCGTCCTTTATTTCCGTAGTCTCATTTACTGCAGCATCTTTTATAGCGGTCAGCTCTTCGATTGCAGTATTTTTAATATTTGTTGTTTCGTTAACGGCGCTCTCTTTGACCTGTTTCGTTTGCTCTAATACATCTTTAGCTAAAGGCAACACCCTCGCAGGGTCCTCCGTCAGTACAAGCCCATCACCAGCATCATTGATTCTAAAACTCATTCCAGCCTTTACCGGAAAAGTATTATTAAAATTACTTACATCAATACCAGCAGATAATGTCCTATTCAATTTTTCATTTAATTGCTGACATATAAAAGTTAGATCGTCAAAAGACAGTTCAATATTCTCTGCAAAAAAAGGACCTTGATTAACCAGGTTCATTAGCTGATACAATGGCAGCTCACGATAAATAGTTATTTTATGACCATCAGGCAGCGGATCGCCATTAGCTGGATAAGTAACTGTTTTAGCTCCGAGATCAACAGAAAAATTCTCCGTTTCTACGGCAACGCTATCATCACCTGTAATATATACTTTTATATATTCAGGATGATCCGTCATCTGAAATGTTATTGGGAATTTCGTTGTCGCTCCATTACCAACATAAATATCTTTAACTGTCGTATTCTGTACCGTCATATTCTCACCACCCTTAAACCTTTACTGCGGCCGGAGCATCTTTAACCACAGTAGCATTTAGCATACTGGCTATAGTTGATGCTATCTTTAACTTCTCGTCCAAAGATGCAGCCTTTTTCTGCTCCTCCAACAGTAAATTTATTTGGTCTTGTATGATAGCCTCTTTATCCATAATTTCACTCCTGTTCTATGTACCGGTGTTCATCAAACCAACGAACTTTTACGCCGGTTGCCTGCAAATCCAAGATATGTTTTCAACGGCTTTAATTACATCAGAATGACGTTTCCCAAAATGCTCCGCCACCTGCCGACTAGAAACAACTACCTGCCTGTCAATGATTTGCACTAAATTTTCCATAAATCGCCTCTCCTTCCAAATAAAAAAGCGCCTACCGAAGTAAGCGCTTTCTATTAAGTTCTAACTAACTTTATGATACTATTTTAACTCATTTTTATAGTGGTTTTGTCGGATACATTTTTAATTTTTTTACATCGCCTCTGCTCTCATATCCAATAACCTTACATTACTATTTTAACTCTTGTTAAAGGGCATTTTGTCGGAAACTTTTTAAAATTTATTTCCTAACATCAGACCAAGCTTATACCCCTGATCATAACAACGCCGGCTGGACTTATCCATAAACCGAACTACCTTCGACGACGATTCACGTTCTTTCTTTATCTCATATGCTATGGCTGCTACTTCTTCAAGCTGCGCCGGAGACAATTTGTTCAACAGCTCCCTAAATGATTTCCGCACTTTATTCATTATTTACACCGCCTTTGATTTGTTCTTTTACTTCTTTTCTATCAGCGGTGGAGATCTCGCTTTTTGTCTCTGTCATTTTATCACTATCTTCATTTATATATTTTCTTGCAAATTCTTCTTGAGATGTGTTTCTTACAACTTCGACAAATTTCTCCAATGCCCTTTTTTCTTCGTCAGGACACGATATTCGTGGATACTTTCCTGATAAAATTTAGTGGCGGAAAATTCCGCCACTAAAATTATTCTACATATTTTATCTAGTCATCATATTTCCCAAACGGAAGCCAATTTCATAATTATCATATGAAGTTAATTTTACATCGCTAATTGCACGAATATTACTGAATATCTGTAATCCCAGCTCATTAAGAGTATTCGCAAAACAACGAGATTTTTCAGAAGTATTACAACGGTTATATAAATTTAATACTTCATGCAAAGCAATCAGCTTGCCTTCTAAATCCTTTATCTTCTTCTGCAGCTCTATATTCATAGGCGCATTAACAAGCATGGGTCTTTGTGGCTCACACGACGATTTCACCGGGAACAATTCAGCAGGTGTAAATTTTCGATTTCTCGCTTCGTATATCTTTCTAACTCCACTTTCGGTAAGTACTATTAAGGCAGCGATTGTAGACTTGATTTTATTCTCTCTGCGGTACTCGAATAAGTCATGGCCACGCAAGAAGTAAAAATCTACATTCTCTGTCATAAACCACGGTCTACGAATATAATTTTGAATTGACGACGCATCAACCTTTAAAATCATAGCTACGTCTAACTTAGTTAACACAGGTACGCCTTTCCAATATTTTAACGTAGGCTTATAAGGTTCTTCAATAAGTGTTTGCTGCTTAACGTCATACTTTCCAGTCTTTCGTATAGCCGGGATAACATCATGCGTTACCCAACGTTTAAACGCTTTAGCTTGGGGTTTACGGCTGCTCAAAACTAAATTATATAATCCAAACTCATTGACAGCGAGTAAGTTTTGATTCCCGCCAAGGGTATAACTTGAAATTATACCCTTTTCATCATCATCCAATCGCTGTACAGACTTGCTAACATTCTGCAAATCTAAAGCCTTACATATGTCCGTAGCAACAAATAAAATCTCGTTTTCTTGTTGAACGGTTCTTATTTTCCCAAACACATCATTTTCAAAAATTTGTAAATTCATTATCATAACATTCCTTTCAAAGTCCCAAAAGAAATGATATAATGTATTTATCATCCTTTTGGGTGGTGTTATAAGGTATTGCCTCTTGTTTTAGCGGACAGGGCGATACCTTATTCTTTTTGTAGCAGAAGCTTAATCCCTCTTCTAACTGTTTCAGCTTTAGTTATATTATTTTTTTTTGAATATTTTTCTAAAGCATCATTAGTGTTTTTATCGACCCTCACTTTCAGATCAATATCTTTAGGATTATCTGCTTTTGGTCTGCCAATTCTTGGACTCATTATTTCACCTCCTTTTTTGAGTTCCACAATATCATTGTATTTTAGTGAACTCAAAAAGTCAAGTGTTATTTTCAATATTTTATAAATGTGATATAATTGTGAAAAAGGAGTTGCCTAAAATGATTATAATACTTTTAATAATTATTGCCTTCTTACTATGGAAAATATCTAATAAAGGAAATTCCCCAAAAGATAATAAAGTGTTTTCTTATCCATATGCTAGACACACCCCCGTACGAGATTATATTACGGCTAGATTAAAACTTGCCTTTGAAAATTTAAATATATTAGATGGATATTATTCATTTTATGTACAAGCACTTTTAGGTTTTGCACACACTCCATATGAAACCACTTTTTCCAATTCAGTTAATATTCGTTACAAAGAAGCAATGGAAAATGATATGCTTTTTTTATATGTATTACCATATTATCATTCTTTGATGTATGCATATGGATTTATTCATAATTTTATGAAACTTGAACATACCATGTTAACCGTATCTAGCAAAGAATTTTTAAACGATTACTGTAATGCAACTGGTTCTGACAAAAAAGCAGTAGAAGAATATTTAGATGCAAAGTACAGAGAATATTCTGATGTGCTAAATAATAACTGTGATTCTGATTTAGTAACAATAGAAGAATTAGAATCTTTATTCGCAAATAAATTAACATCTGATATAATGAATTTATATTTAAATGTTAATGATAAAAATTTTGAATTGCATTTAAGAGCATACATTTCGATCTTTAACGCTCAACATATGCCGAAAGCTTATAAACTAACTCACGAATTTTATCAAACAGTTGTACTAAAAAAATATAAAAACGAACATAACTTCCAATAAATATAACCCCCTCAAATTTGAGGGGGTATTTTTATTTTACCGTTCCTTTTTCGGCCGACGTCTAAAGATGTCGCCAACTTCCAGCTCCATACCATTGAACAAGATATCATATCCGTTAAAGAATAATTTGTTTAATTGTGCAGGCACACCTAATGCTGTTCCAACAAATGTAGCAGTAGGCTCAACCAATTCGTCATAATCTGCTTTGCCCTGGTAAACCTTTTGCACCTTACCGGCAGCACGTTCCATTTGCTCTATCGTGCCTTGTACTGCAGTCATTCTATACCCGTAAGTCTGCATTCCTAAAGCCCTGCTCCAGATAGCATTACCAACCTGTCCAACCGGTCCGGCTAAACTCATAGGGTAAGTAAGCAGTTCTTTTGATATCTTTTGATATTCATCCTTATCTTCTTCAAATGGATCTTCGGCCGACAACATCAAGTTTATAAAAGCAAACATTACAAACTTAGCTCCCACAAACGAAGTAAGACGCATTATGTCTTTTTCTTTTAAGAAGATATTATACTCTCTGGCCCACTGATTATATTGTGTATTGAAGAAGCCTTGGAAGGTAGTAAACAGTTTAAGCATAGGTCCGCCACGCAAAAGCGGTGCAACCTCCGTAACTCTGCTGCTGCCAAGTGTACGTCTAATAACCGTATTGGCAAAATCCACAGCTTCTGCTTCGCCTGCACCAGCCCTTATTTTTTTGCCATACGCCTGCATCCATACTGGAATAGCAGAAAGATTATCAGTAGCGACCAGCAATCTTGTGCCAAATTCAACAGCTTTCTTTTCTATAGGATTCAGGCTTTCCATTTCTTTCATATCCCGCAGGGAAATATCAGGAAGCACAGACCTTTCTTTCATCCAAGGGGATTTGCTGTAAACAAATTCCTTAGCCGATTTATAGCCCTCTGCAAGTTGCATATTCATACTATAATTACTCACAGCGGCAACGACATCACTATATCCAAAACCATCTACAGCATTACCATAAAGCAAGGGATTACCCAAGTTCTGAACGGCAGTTTTAAGATTAAGCATAATAGCAGCATTTACAGTACGAGCCCTAAGCCAGTTAGCAACACTGCCCATCCAGCTTTCACCAACAGAGCCGCTGTTAGTACCTTGAGGATTTGCCGCACGTTCAAGATATTCTTTAAAGGCGGAGAAATCGGCCAGGCCTAATTTTTCTTTAATCAGAGTATACATTTCCTGATCGTTCATAATTTTGCGGAAATCGCCCATAACCTCACGGAAACACAGATCATGTATCGCATCCATAGCAACATTAAACTCTGCTCCACGTTTTAGATTAACAGGATATTTAGCCTTAACACGTTCTTTTAAATGGCCTCGTCTGGTGCTCATTGTTCTAATATTGCGGCCTTGTCTGGGATCAGTATCAGAAATAACTTCTTGCCCAGCGTGTTTAGAACCAGTATCACCATCACGCATCAGCGGGAAATAACCGCCACGCATAACAACAGTCTTGCCGTCTGATAACGTCAGCTCTACAGGCGACGCTTCTACTTTCTTAGGACTAAAACCTGTCCAACGAGTTTCAAGAGCTTCCATTTCAGACCAGTACATCTCTGCAATATCTATCTTAGCCTGTGCATATTTTATATCCGCTTCAGTAAGATTGCGCCCTAAGAAGTCAAGTAAATTGATTTTAGTCTGTACGATATCGCCATCTACCCACAAGGCAGAACTTTCAAAGCCTACCGGTCTAGTGCTGCACAATACTCTGGCACTGCTCTCGTTTCCTAAATTCATAAGCATTTTTACTAAAACGTGCTTATCTACAGAAGTACCTAGCTCGTCATATTTTTCCTGATAATCGGCCGCCTTTTCTGCAGCTTTATCCGGCAGCCATTCCCTGTAAGCCTGCGCTGTTTTTTCCTCATATTCTAAAACTTTTCTTGTTTCATTATCGGCTGCTTCTCGAATAGCTGCGCCAAAATGTTTGCTGAAAAATCCATACTGCCAGTCGTCCATCATTTCAAAAAGATTGTCCGTACTGCGCAAAGATGCTTTTAGCTTCTCCATTACTGTAGGCTGCTGTGCAACGCCAACCTGCGGTTTCCAGATAGTTTTCAGCTTATTAAGTGTTTCCTGTGCTTCAGCTTTAAATTCAGCATAGGTAGCACCTTTCTGTAAAGCATTGATACTCATTTCCTGTTTAGCGATCGCTTTGATATTTTTAAGCGCATTTACTATATCTTCAAGCTGGCTTGCCGTCATACGTTCACGAGGATTTGTAATGCTAACATCCTCATCCATTATCCAATCAGCAACTGCAACATTGTCATAAAGATCATCCATATCATTCAGATAGTCTGATAAAGTTTCTGTCTTTTCAAAATCAGAATAATCTTTACGCTTATAACCGAACCTTTCCATAATTGCTGCTGCTTGAATAAAGTTTCTTTCATTACCCCACGTTTCCCTTTTAGCTTTAGCCTGCTTCCTGAAATAATTCTGCCACTTAGCATACTGATTGCGCAGTCTTACGCTTTCAACTACACAAGCATGATTAAACGCCTGGACGTTTTTATATCGGACCGCAGCAGAATAATCATCATTTTCCAATGCCACAGTAGCTTTAGCCGCAGCGTTTCTTTCGGCAGTAATATACTTTTGGGTATTCAAAGCCTCCTTTAATTTCACTCTGTTCTGCAGGTCCATTTGTGCCTGGATTTTAGCTGTTTGCCTGCGTGCAACAGCAAGTTTTCTAAGAGTTTCAGCATCACGCTGACCCTTTAACAAGCCTTGTGCTTTATCCTCAATAAGCTGTGCTTCTGTATTTATCAAAAGACCGCTCTCGTCATTATACATAGCATCACGTGCAGCTTCTTCAGCAAGCCCTCTCTCTTTGTGAATATCAGGGAAGGCGTCTTGCACCATCTCATCAATATGTCTGTTAACCGCACCATTAAAAGATGGTTCTGATATAATCGTTTTAGCCAGCTCGTCACCGGACGTAAAACCATTAGCTTCAGCGATCATATCAAAAGTTGCCATTTTACTTTCATCAAAATTGCCTTCTAAATATCTGTTAGCTACGCCCTTCGCTGTTTTTAAATCAGATGCAATATCAAGTATCTGCTCCGAAGCCATATATAACGGCTGTTTTGCAATCGCTTCTTTGACCTGCGGCTCTACATCTTCACGATATTTTTGAATCCGGTCTTTACGCTCCTGATTGAAATTAACAAGGCTTTCTTTTGTTAATAACTGTACTGCCTTATCGTGAGCTTTAGCAGCAAAATTACGCAGCATTTGCTTACGTGGTTCTGAAAGTGCATCTAACACAACATCTGGCAAAGCAGAAAAATAACCGTCAATACGCTCCATTTCTGATATTTGCTCTTCACTTGCCAGCATCCTGTCAAAAACCTGCCTTACTTCATCGTTGATTGGAACAGCATTTTTACTGCGCTTATCCGAAAAAACGGCGTTATAAACAGCAAGCAGCCATTTTTTGAACCTGTTAAATACCGGCTGCAGCTCTTTTGAGGGCGCCTTGCCTTCAAGCATATAAGTTTCTGCGGCCTCTGCCCAGCGTTCATGTGCTGCTGTTTTTTCTTCCTGCGACAAGCTATCCCAGTCTTTAGTTACACCTGCATAATCAAGCATAGTCTGACGGTCTTTTTTCATCTGCTCTGTAGCATTAGGGAGAGCCCCTTCACGCATGAGGTTCTCAATAAAATAATGGCCAACAGCTTCATGAATAACAGTACTCATATCAGCCCCTTCAAACAGGCTGATAATTGCTTTGCCTTCTTCGTCCCAAGTGATAGCGCCTTTAGTTTTAGCTGTTCCTTGCTTATAAATATTAGGATTATTAACATCAAAGGCACCAGTATTATCAATAGACTTAATTTGTTCCGGCTCAAAAACAACATATTCAATCCATTTTTCTCCTAATTTTACAATTATTCCGTCATGTCCTTTTTCTTTAATGTGTGATGTTATTTGGTTTAATTGTGACTGGCTAAACATCACTACCTTATTATTTTCATCAAAATTAAAGTTTCCTTCCCACACATCAAGATAATCAGCGATTTCTTCAACTGTCTTATAATCATTAACTATAAATGGATTTTCCATTTTTAAGTAAACAGGCATTTTCACTGTTCCATATGGAGTATCACTAACACTGCCAAAATAAAATCCTCTGCCCCATATTCCATCATCTGTAGCAGTACCAATTTTATTTTTATCAAATGTATCAAATTCATTATTTGTTCCATGATAGACAACTAAAGGATTACCACTTTCATCAACAATTTTACTTTTAGCAAACCATTTTTTAAAGGTGGCTGTTTTAGTTTGGTTAACTGGTTTTTCGCTTTGGTAGTATCCCTGCATTTCTTCTCGTCTCTTGCGGAGTGCATTTTCATCTGGTATACTATTATTAAGAAAACCGTCAAGGTCGGTGCCTTTGATAGCGGAATCGCTGCTATCAGACTGTAACCACTTGGCGGTTTTTTCTTTATTTACATATGCAACTCTGCCTTTTTTGATATTATGCTCAATAAACCAATTATAATTTGTGCCATTAGCACCGCCTTTACCATAAGCGCTGTTAATGGCATTTACTTTATAACGGTCACGGCTTACATCAAGATCAAGTGGAACAATGATAGTAGAGCCTTGCGCATCTTTCAAATCCAGCACTACCACCTTCCGCCCTGAATAAGAATCTAATACCATTATAGGATCAGCAAATGCCCGTGGTAATTGTTTCAAAAGGTCCGGTGTCATACCATCAAAGTGTTTTTCAAAAATATGGTTGATCCTGCCACCGTCAATAGTTACAGGCAAAATTTTACCGCCTGCAAGGTTTATCGCAAGCGGCGTAGTCATTACCTTATATGGTTTCGTTTCGTTCAACGTACCGGCTTTATATTCATCTACGATACCAGAAAAGTTATTTTCATCCTCAAGCAATCTTTCGTTAGCGCTTTTAGTTTGCATATACCGGCCATTAGGAGTGCTGACAACTCGTTTGAAGCTTAAAGGGTTATCTCTGAAATACTGCATAGGGTCATCAGGATTAGCAATCATAGCACGGCTGGTTAAAATAGCCAGGACGTCACCTGTTTCCTTTTGATTTAGTCCCGCTTCAGTCAATTCATTTCTAAAAGTATCAACTGCAGTTCTAAATTCCTCGTCGTTCTCCAACGCTTTTTTATAAGCGCTTTGGAGAGCTTTTTTATTTCTGGCGCGTTCTTCTGTATAACCACCCTGTTCAAAAGCTACGTTATTGCTTACAGCCTGGAAAAAGCCAGGATTTTGAGCCTCTGCCGCACAATACGTACCCATTGGCATTTCAATATCCTCACCACGAACAGCAGCCGCCTGCAGTTCAGAAACCTCTATACCAAAGGTATCTTTTACATCCAGGTTAGGATTTGCCTGCGCATATGTAAAAAGGGTTTCAGCATCTACATAAGCCTTTTCTTCTGTCGTTTGGTTCAGTACTAGTTTGCTGGCGGTAATATCTACGTCCTTACTGTTTTTCATCGTTTCCGCAGTACGTACAGCCTGCTCCTGCATAACTCTATTTGCATTACGGTCTACGGCAATGCTTACCGAACCTCCAAGACCACCAAACACCGCACCAATAGCACCGGAATAAGCGCCTCTTTTAGTGATTTCTCCAAATTCCTGATAAAATTTAAGTATTTGCTCTTGAGTAGAAAGATTCGCATTTTTAGCCCATATTTCAGCAGCAGCATCCGGGTATTCCTGAATCCATTCAGTAATGCCTTCTGTCAATGCAGTTTTAAAAACTTCTTTGGCCTTACCACCCATAGTTGCGATTTTAGCGGCTCTTGCTCCTGCTCCCATGACTTTGCCCAAGCCCACTTTTTCAAGAGCAGACTGTGCAACAGCGTTTAAAGACGCCGCAGCTCTGGCTCTGTCATTAGATACCCCAGCTTCAGTAAGATCTAAATATTGGCCGCCTGCAATCTGACTGCCCATAAAAGCAGCAGCACTCCAGCCGCCTGTACTGATTGCAACGCCGACCTGTGCCGCTAATTGTGGTGCATTCTGCAGTAAGTCATAATAAAACTGGCCTGCCGCAGTTTCAGCCTTTACTTCTTCCGGCTTAAATATTTCACTGCCACCAATGCGTTTAGCTTCTGTACCAATAGTTTTTAGCTTATCTCCACCGACAGCATACAAAAGCCGTCCTATTGTATCTGCGCTAAAAACCTTGGATTCCGTTGTCAAGTCAACATCTTTTTTATCTGCACCCAAATCAGCAAGCAGTGCAACTGCACCATAACCGCTGCGAGCAACATTCTTAAAACCATTTTTCAGCGCTGTAATACTTTTCCAGTTATTTTCTTGCTCGCCCCAAAATTCTGCAGCTTTAGTGCCGGCAATGCTCATAAGCACAGGGTCTTTTAACGCCTCTGCTGTTCTCGGTGCGATCTTCTCATATTTATTCCAGTCATAATCAAAGTTTTTAGGTAAATAATAATCAGGATTACGAGCTGCCATTTGAAGCGATATATTATTTGCATTAGCACCTTGTAATGCCTTATTCTTTAAATCGTCTGGTATAAACTTTCCTGCCGCTGCTACATCGTACAATACAGACCTTGCCATATTACCACTCCTCGTTAATTTCTCCTCTTAATGCCGCTAAGTGACGTTGTTTGATAGATTCAATAGCATCACTGAAATTCATTGCCGCCAAACCAGTGCGCTCACTGGCTCCCCAATCACTGAACCACGGAGCACTTTCATTTTGCTGTACTGCCGTATTACTCTGCTGCGGAATATCCAGCAAATGCGGTGCAGCATCTACACCATCACGAACTGCCATAGCCGCAATTTGCTTATTGAGTTCTTGAATATCCATCGGACTATTATAAACCGTAGCATATTGAAGCGCTGAAATCTGATATTTATCATTCGGGTTTATGGATTCAAAGATTGTTTTTGCCTGTCCCAAATCAATATTATTGCCGTTCTGTATCTGATAAGCATCTATATAAGGATAAAGTTTAGGAGATAGACTGCTCTTTAACGAACCCCATTCACGCTGTTTGCTATTATAATTTTTAAAAATAGCTTTATTCTGCAAAATTCCCGGTTTATCCTTTGTCCCATACAATACACCATATCCATCGTCGTATCTTTTCTGAGGATCAGTTTTATCTTCTATTGCATTATCCAAGTAAATTTGAGCTTCTCCTCTTTCCACTGGATCAGAAAGTGCTTCATTGATCATAGTAGCTAACTGTTTATCAACATCCTTATTTCTTGGATCTTGATTTCTAGCAAAAGCCAATAACCTGCTTCTATCTGCTTCACCCAAGACTGTTGCGTTTTGGTTGATTAATGATACTGCTTCGGCTGGTGTTACAGTGCTATTCGTAATTGCATCCTTGATTGATTTATAAATGCCACTATTAGATACCGCAGCGGCAGCTTTTGTCTGAATGCCTATTAAATCATCACCGAATTTTAATAGCGTCCGTTCTACATCCGCATCTCCACCAGAAGCACTAAAAACCATATTTCTCATATCCTGCGAATCAATAATACCTGTTTTAAAATTGTCCCATAATCTTTGTTCTATATTTTTTATGATCATATTTTGCTGATTAGCTTTAATGGCATCATTAATATTTTTCTGTTGTACATAATTGTTCCAGGCCTTCTGTTTATCTTCTAATGTAGGAGCAGCACTTATAGGATGAGCAAACCCTAAAACTTTATAATGATCTAAATCAAGTTTCGCTGTTCCGTGCGAACCAGCTTGAATAACTTTCCCTGTAGATTTTTCATAAATACCAACATGATCACTGTCATCATTACCTTCCCAGTCCCAATAAACAATGTCACCATTTCGAAGCTGATTCCGTTGGGTAAAAAATACTCCATTTTTCTTTGCATCTTCCATATTGGTTGGTGCCCACGTATTTCCTTCTTTAGCCCCGCCTGCTTTCAACCAGCGATTAACGCCTACAGTACACTGATTTTCACCAAAATTCTTACCTATATCACCATTGGCTGCTTTTAAAATTGCATTTGTATCTATTTCATTAGAAAAATTATCGCCAAAGATATAATCACGTGCAGCGCCTTCATCCTCACCAAAAGTAGCATAAAGGTTCTGTCCCATGTTAAACAGCCGTTCTTCTTGTTTACGAGCATAAACATTTTTAGCATAGGCACTCGTTACGCCAGGATCCATATAAGGACCATATTTTTCAACATAAGCTTCGGCCGTATTTATATCGCCATTAGCATAACTTCTGTCTATCAACGCCTGACCTAATACTCCAGTCCATTTTCTATACTCTAAATCAAGCCTTTCTCTTCCATATGTTCCATATCTGGAATTTATGGCGTAATCAATTTCTTTTTGTACATCGGCTATAACTGCAGGGTCATTAGGAGATAAAACAGCCTTTTGAACAGAACTATTTATAGAATTAGCAAAAGTAGTATTCTGCCAGGCTTCAAACTGCTGCGCTCTGTATTGCCCCAAAACTCTGCGATTAGCATTATCAGTTTGCTGGGTGCTGTAATCAAATAACATAGCACCTTTGCCGTACTTTACGCTTTGAGGACTTTGAGCCATAAGTTCGCTGCGTATCTTTCTTTCGCCAGCTTCATACTCACCGACAATGTCAAGAGCGCCTTTTTCTTTTTTCTGCATCAACTGCATTCTTAGATCGTTAGTACGTTTTACATACTCATTATTAGCCTGCAGAACGTCGGTTCTTATGATCTGCTCTCTTACATGCTCAACACCGGCCTGAATAATTCTACCGGTCTGAGATGATTCTCTTGCAACAGCCTGCTGCCCACTGTTATCATAGCGGACATTAGATACTTTACTTGCCGACGCTCCTAACTGCGCACCTACTTGGAAAATGTCGATTGCCATATTCTAGCCTCCTTTTGGGTATAGAAAAAGCGCTTTAACAAATTGTTAAGCGCTTAAAGGTGTGTTATAATGTTGTCCGAGATAGTTTAACTATGTTGGCTTATCAGTCCGTAACTGATTGGTGGTGATCCTATGAGCATATATCAAGCATTATCCCTAATGATAGCGTTTGGTATTCTCGTGGCTACCATTATTCTTGCTGTAAAATAGCAAGAAAATAAGCCCAACGTAAGGTCGCGGGCTCGTTTTCAATCACATTCTTGTTACGAGATGAGCTAACGCTACCACACGTTAAACTATCTCTTTTCACATTTTACAATTATGAGGGAGAGCCAGCGTGCGACCACTGACTATCTCTTTTCGTTTATTATATAATACATTCCGTCCTAATGCAAGTACAGTCCGTATTAATACAAGTACAGTCCGTATTACTTAACTATGCTCTCTTTATCAACTCACTTTAGAAGTAAGTTTTCGGCTTCATCGGGAAATAACTGTAATTACCTTGTCTATAGCCAGTTCCACTACTGTTGAATTGATATGTAGCACCTGTTGTTACACTAGGAGTGGAAGAACTGGAGGAAGCACCTTGCTTTCCTGCGCTCTTAGGACTGTATAAACTACCTGCAAGGGATAACCCACTCATAAGCATATTATTCATAAGTGCACGCTTACCGGCTTTACGGTAATTGCGTGCATTTTGATTATAGATATCACGTTGATTAACAAGGTCAGTAGACTGCTGAAAAATATTCTCAACGCCTTGCCTTGAGTTATAGCGTTCGATAGCAAGCTCTGTTTCCATATTATACGCACTGTCAGCTAAAGCGTTTGCCGCACTGCCTGAAGCTGTCATACCGGAAGCACCTATATTAGCCCTCTGCTGGCTTAACATAGCGTTCATACGCCGGCGTTTGTTTTCTTCGTTGATAGTATTTGACTTAGACTGTTCTTCAGCCTGTGCCTGCAGTTTATCTGCGTTCTGATTCGCTATCTGAGCATTTACCTCTGCCTGTTGAGCGGCAGCGTTATATTGCTGCTGCTGCGCTCTGCCCGAAATAAAGCCACCCAAAAGAGTGGCGCCTATTGTTGCCGCTACGCCCATTATTCATCATCCTTTCTAAACTCAAAAAAGTGATGCGGCAGATTATAAACTCCATGTGGCGCTGGTTCATGTATTTCTGCGCCAAGCCATTTAAGCCAACGCATTATATTATCATTTCCAACATTGACCCAGTTATATAACCTGTCGTATCTCTTTAAAAGCCCTCTTACAGCCTTTTTAGTCTGCCTTCCGACAAATACCTTATGGTTCTCCGTTTCCTTCGTCATAAGCAGCCATACGCGACCCTCGTCGCTCATTATCGAAGCTTTTCTCACTCCATATACAGCAGCGGGTACGCCGTTGATATGCAGGCAGCCGATTTCATCACTGTGCTTCAATCCATCTAAAATATCATTAAGAGCGTTAGGGCCAATAGCAGAAAATAGTTCACTGTAATTATCTAGTTTAAGATTAGCCGCTATATACTCAGCGTCTGCCCTTGTGGGCTTTACAAATTCATACTTTACCATAATACACCTTACCCTTCTATTTCCGGAATCAAAGATAATACAGTCATCGGCAGCGGGTCAGGCTGTTTAATTATTATCTGCTGAGTTTCATCATAAGTAGCAGACTTGATCGTTACTTTAAATTTACCTGTTTGTAAACCAATCGGTTCCCCATAGGCTTCATTACTGCGCCATTTAAATTCATTTAACTCATTCTCCTTCATTCCAAATAATCCACCACGGCTATCTTTAAGTAATAATGTAACTGCAGCAATTCGTTTCTTCCGACTTAAATATGTGCCATCTTGAGCTGTAAAATCTATAGGCAGTGTTTTTATTTCCGCATCTATAGGCAGCCCTACATGGACCTTCTTGTATTTATTTCCAAGAAGAACCTTACCGTTTTCTACAGTTTGCTGAGGAAGTACATTTCCATCTGCCAATATAGCCACAGTATAACCTTCTAAATGCTCAAGACCTGATATTTCATCGGTCGGCTCTCCTTCATAGGTTATCCCACTATCGACGAAAAACTGATCCTCTACATTAGTACTTTTATCACGGCTTTCCATTATTTCCACATAATACTGCCCGCCACGCTCAATTACTGCATATAACTTATCTTCTGTTGACCCTCCGATATTACATACACTAACAAACTTCCCGCCTGCCGTGGTATGCTGGTGCCATGCGTAGATATCATGTTCCTTGATGTAGGTAAGCCCTAACAGCAAACCATCATCACGCACACACCAAACAATACTGTTAGGTATCTGCTGATAGGTCATAGATATTATTTTATGCCCTTCAAACAAGTGCGAAGCCAATAAATTTAAATCATCACCGGTATATTTATCAACATCATAGCTGTAAGCAAGGTCACGTATGATATTGCCCTGGTGCTGCACATAAATAATCCTGCTGCCGATAGTGACAGGATTAACATCTGACACACCCCTATATTCCTGCGGTTGACTTAAAACATTGCTTCCTGTAATGGCTTTGCCTCCGCCGCTTACTTTAAATTCTCCGCCGGCTGTTAACAGCAGCATTTCACCAAAAGCTATAATTGCCTTAATGCCATTCATTTGTCCACCGTTTAAAGTGGCCGTAATTCCATCATCATCGGCAGACGGTATGCTTGTTCCAAAGTTATAATAGTCTCCTGTTTTGCTTGTCCAGAATGTCTGCGGAAATCCTTTACTTCCCGCAAATACTAACCGGTCTTCATAAAAGCCTGTTGCAGAAGGATACCCTTTTTCACCATTCCAAGCAGCAAAAGCAAAATCACGGGTTTCATCTGTAGAAGCCAACTGTTTTTTTACAGTTCCTTTCACTACTGTAGGACTGACATATTCGGTGATCAATACATGGCCCGTATAATCTCCGCCAATGCTTTGAATGGTTATATAACCTCTCTGCTTCTCATTTTCACCACTCCAAACGCCTGTATTAAATTCAGTAGAAGTAACTCTGTAACTGGCAATACTTTCAGACGTGTTCTCCTCAGTCAAGCTATAATTCTGGCTTCTGTTACCACTCTGTGTTCTTACATTTACCCATTGCAAAGAAACAGGATCATATTTTTCCAAACTAAAATTACCATCCCAAAAACCAAAACTTTCTACATAGACATTGGATTTCGGTAATACGCTAACCTGCAGATTTCCGCCTGTACTGCTTGGTGTTCCTTTTTTATAATCTGTTTCTAAAAAGTGAGTTAGAGCCAAAAGGCTTCCTTCGTCACTTTTTGCAAAAATATCATCAGAAGCCGTCAAAGTTATATCACCATATACATCAGATGCTTTTACTGTTGTGTTATCACCAATAGACGCACTATATAAAATTTCTACCCAACCATTACCACCGCTGCCTGCTGTTCCGCCCCCCCAGTTAGTACCATTACCACCTGCACCGCCTGCACCATAGGAAGTACCATTGGCACCATCACTACCGCCAATCCATTCTCCTTCACTACTCGAGTAAGATGGTGTAGTAGCTCTGTATCCGCCGCCTCCACCTCTGGCAGAAATATTACCAAACGAAGAATTGCCTCCTGATTTTCCGCTAGTCTGACTGTCACTATATTTTACACCAACACCGCCTGCACCACCGGCGCCAACTATCACTTGATAGTCACTATTGCTGGTTACAGTCATTTTCCCTGTGAGCAGTTCGCCACTACCACCATTACCACCATATAAATATGGTCCATGGCTCATATGATTTCCTCCGCCACCGCCACCGCCTGCACCAGCAATTTTATATTCTATAGAATCTATTCCTGCTGGAATATGAACAGTGTATGTTCCCGGAGTAGTCCATTGCTGCGTTTTTGTAACGATATAAGCACTATTAAAATTAGAAGCATCAAAAGGTCCACCTGTAATATCCATTGCCTCAAAGCGCCAATCTAAACTTCCATATCTTGTAAGTGTCATTGGTGCATGTGCAGGATGAACAATGAAAAGCACGTCAGCACTCTGTGTATATTTTATTTTTGCAGCATCTTCTAAATCTTTATCAGCAAAAAAGTTTTCTATGCTATATGGTGTGCCATCTTCTTTAACAACAATACCACCATCTGTATAAAACTGGCATCTGCCAGCAGTAATTTCAACAATATAATTTTGATCTGTGCTGTACATAAATGGTATTAGCACAGCCTTTTTATTATTATAAGTCTGCGCTATGAACTTAAAGCCTGGTCTATTAGCAGCGCCACCATAACGCAGAACGAAAAAATTTCTTAAAACAGCAGCCCCGCTGTCATATTTAGTAATATCAGTACGTCCATACATAGACGGTGACAATTCACCGCCGGCAAAACTTGATTTTAATTGATAGAGTGCCATAATTATGCCCCCGTAAATCTTGCTGCCGCTAATCTGTCAATGTGCGGATCCAGCAAATGTTCTTCATCAGCGTCAGTAGAGCTGGCTTCTGCAAAATAAGCGTTATAAGCCTGGATACACATCTGCGTTAAATCCAATTTGCCAGTCAACGCATAAGCAATTTCTGCAGCGAGCTTCCATCCAAATGCCTCTACAAATTGAGCATCATATAAATCTGCGTCAGTAACATCTACAGTGTATTCAATCCAGGCATTGCCGATATTAGTATAAATAGCTTTTCCCTGTTTATCCGAAACGATTTTATATTGGTTATCCCTCGGCAGACCACAAAAATGCTCATTATACATCATTCTCAGGCATACTGCATCAGCAGGGTAACGATATGCATACTTCCAGTTAGGAGGCACATCTTGAAGAGCAGCTAACTGTACGCTTCTTGTAGCAAATGTCCAGGGGAATTTCCTTAACACGGCCTGTCTAACATAGTCATAGCAGCGACGGCATACTCGTGCCGGTTCGCTGGCTTCGTCAAGCCGTTCTATTGTAGCTATGCCTATATGATTAAGTGCAATATTACAAATCTCAACCTTATCCATAATTTCACCTCTGTTATAAAGAAAGCCGGGGACATATGCCCCCGGCTGATTTAATCTTGCGCCAGTGCCACTAATTCATTAATAATAGCTTCCCTGGATTTCTGACTTGTTTTTATTCCCTGTTCTTTGGCCAATTCTTTTAAATCATTAAAGTTCATTGCTTCATATTGGAGATAACGCGGATCGTCATTACCGGAAGATACTGCTGCTGGTCTATTAAGTTTCACAAAATGTTCAGGAACCTTAATATTATCTGCAAGTGTTACAATATCATCACGCCTATACATACGACCCAAAGTAAAACAATTACGCTTTACTTTGTAAGTAGCCATTATAAAGTTACCTGGATGCCGTCAGTCATATAAGCAAAGACCTTGCCGCCCACAGCCTCACTAGCTGTGTAAACCAATCTAATATAACGATTACCATATTTGATTGGAGAAAAGAATTGTGCCACAGTACAAGCCCTTGTTTGAATCAGAGAATCAGGTACACTTACCTCAACCTCATCAGCAGGACTATCAAACCCCTCAGTTGCAGCAGATTGTACTTTAACCTTAGTAATCTTGCCGGAAGTCATTGGTGTGGTCAGTTTTACGTCAAAGTACAGCGGATGCATAAACCCGCCGGTACTTCCTAAATCAATAACATTGCTGTTTGCGTCTGTGCCGGTAACGGCCTGATTCTCAGACAGCAATAATTGAGCATCAATACGTGCCATTTTATACTCCTCCTTTTTAAACAAGCTGAGATTCAGTATTCAGAATAGCTGCGCAACGCTGGAACGGAACGCCCCAGAAATTAACAACAGGTTTTCCTTCAACTGTATCAATAGACAGCATAGTATTTTTGTCATTACGTGCAGCCTTAGCCATAAAAGCCTCAAACTGCTTATTGCAGAAGATCTGCAAATTGACATTATCAGGATTTTCAATCTGATAATAACCCTCGATCAATTTGTCGAAGATTGTAGTAGTAGCAGGATCTTTTAAATCAACATTGGCCAAACGCACAACATAACGAGGATCTTTAACTGCAAGGCCCATGGACCAATTATATTTATTGGTATGAGCAAAGAATACCTCGCCTTTATCATTTGTTACTTTTTGTTTACCCAAATACTCATGAGTAAAGCCTGCGGTGTCGCCTTCTGGGAACAATCCGTATACCTGCTGCTCTCCGAAGCCTACAAACCATACAGAAGTCAGATTATCACCTGTGCCGCCGCAATCAATGATTTGGTCTGCCCAAATATCTTCCTGATTGGTCTTACTGTAAAAATAAGCGCCTAAACCGGTGAATCCTGCAGGATTGATTTTCTCATCGCCATAGAAAAGCGTAGTCGCCATTTCTTGGTTCATTGCTTCAAGAAAGGCAGCATTCTCGCTCATCATCCAAGAAGCCTGCATATTGTTCTTTCGTGCAAGTTTTTCGTCGATTTCAGCCAGCGCTTCCATCTCGCCGCAAGTAAAAGATACTTGCTTAGTTTTAGACTTGCTCGGCTTAGTCCCGCGGTTAATCATTCTCCACGCTACTTCCGGCAGAGAATAACGCAATGTAGCTTCCTCATAGTCCTTAGAGTTACACATTTTGAACGGCATAATTTTTAAAATCTTATTTGTTTTGCTTTGCAGTTCAATAATTCTTTGATACTTTTTGTCGAACCCTTGACGAGACGCAAAGTCTTGAAGGGTTGCGAAACCTGTCAAATCTGGCATTATTTACCACTCCTTAATATTTTTATTTGAACCCGCCGCCGGGGAAAAACAGCTCGGCGTCGCCCAGTTCCTTATATTTAGGTGCTTGCCCATCAGGCGGTTGGTCTTCCATAAGCAAGCCTCCAATGTTTTGCAGCATTTTTTGTATTGCCGGATGATTGGCTACACCTGTATTTACAAGTACCTGCATAGCCTCACCACCGCCAAAAGTATTAACAGCTAATTTAGCAGCAGCAATGTTCTCACGAGAAATAAGCCCCTGCTTTTGGCATTCAGCAGTCCAACCGTCTACAATTTCCTCCTGCTTATGCATAACGTCTAAAACTACTTTGCTATGCAAATCAATCAGCTTAGTAACCTGCTCCTGAGTAAGCTTTGCGTCTTTAGCAATCGCTGTAAAATCAGCTTCCAGTTCTGGCGAAAGCTCCAGCCCTTCCTGTAGGTTGAACTCATATTTGTCAGGAACAACAGGCTCTTGCACAGGATCATCAAATACATTTTTAGGTGTAGTTACAGGATCACCGTCACCTGCAGGCGTTGGTTCTCCACTCGGCTCAACTTCCGGAGCAGGTTCTGTTACAAACGGGTCACCGGAAGGAGCAGGTTCACCGCCTCCACCAGCACCATCTGCTTCAAAAAACATTTGTGTAAACTTATTCATGTCTTACCTCCGCTATGTCGTTATCTACTTTAAAAAGGTCATCGTCCTCTAAATCAGGAGGGTGTCTAGCACTCTCTGCTTCATTACGCATCAGCATTTCCAAAGAATGTCCATCGTTCAGCATCCGGATATTCTTTAACAAATCAACGCCTACAGCACGTTTACCTGATAAGAAAGCATTGAAGTATGGCTCAGCTGAAAAAACCGCTGTTTCGACCTCTGTGCTTTCCAAAATGGCATAAATAAAACGCCGTCCGTTCTCGGTCCGCATAATAACGTCCAAGTCGTCCAGCGCTTGTTGTGCAAGCATATTCATTTTTTTGTTTTTCATTAAATCCCGCCTCCCAGCAATTGATCTAATGCATTACCACCATTAGCAGGTGTTTCACTCATCAACCTGGCCGCATCAGCATAATCTCTAACAGCAGGCGCAGCAGCAGCCATCTGTTCAGCTTGCATTTGTTCCTGCTGTGCCTGAGCACGTTGTTTACGAAGTTCAGCTACTTCGTTTTCATCACGCACTATCTTTTCTTTGACGCCAGTAGATTCTGCGAAACCTCGTACAGCTTCATCAAGATTGATGATATCAAGCACTTCAGGCTGAGCAGCAGCAAGATTACCAACAAATCCAACCGTACGCTCAATAGCAGGTATTTCAACCATTTTCTGGGCTTGGGCCAAGATAGAAATAAAGGATACTTTTAATTCGCTTTTGTCAATTTCCTCCGGCATAGGCGGAAACAACCCATGTCTCAAACAAATATCAAAAGTGCGGAGCGTCATAGGTTCTAAAACCTCATTGTGCATTTGCTCAAGTACCGGGGACAACATCAGGAGCTTTTCTTCATGCCGCTCTGCAATCTCACGCGCAGTCATTTGAGGTCCATCCTGAGATGTAATCATCATAAACAAATCATTATAGAACGTTTCAGATATCGACTGCCGTTTCTCCAGAGACAATGCTCCTATGCCTTCATAGGCCTTTGCTCTTGGGTCTACAAGTGGATAAGCCTGCTGTACAGTTCCATCAGGATAAAAATTTAGTCCTCCTGGCATTCTGTCAAGATTCTTCATTGAAGCAGGAAATGCCATCGCCGGATCTGCAGCATTATCAATAGCCCTAAGTTTATTCTTCTCAATCTTCTGCAGCTGCATACAATCGCCCAAAGCATTATGTCCAGGTCCAGAGCCATATACACCATTTGCAATCAAGGTCCAGCGCGGCATGAGGAACGGGCATTCCCTAAAACCTGATATCTTCAGGAATTTGTCATTAGCACCTTTTTCATAGTGATATGAGCGCCAGGGGAAATTGCCTAAAGCCAATTTGTTAGGATCATAATCATCATTACGCTCTATAAGCATTTCAATATCAAAGTATGTTGTGATATTTACGTCATTATAAGCAGATTTCACGCTTTCCGATACGTTATCAATACCATATTCTTTAACGATTTGGTCTGCGCTTAACCTGAAGCGTCTAGCGAACGTATAAACTCTTCCCCTTGCATCTACACCACCAGCATATTCACCGCAGGTGTACGGCCTCATCCATATGCCATAATTGTAGTCTTCCAGCATCAGAGAAGCCCCTGTACCAAATTGAGCCATTTCAGCCTCAATCTGCTGCAGCATATTATAAGCATTACTCTTAGAATAAATGCTGCTCATAATCTCCTGGCAATCATCTAACCACATCCTTACAGCGTGGTAATTAGCTTTTTCTTCATCTTGCAGACCAAGCTCAAACCAAGGCCTTGACGGCGATGTCAACCCACTGTGGATACCAGCTGCACATTTACCAACTGCTTTTTGGGGATGTGGGTCTATAAGGTATTCGTCACGTCTATGCCCTTCTGTGCTTTGGATATCTTCTTCAAACCTGCCCCTTGTCGGATTTATATAGCGGCTTAGCATCCTCCACGTTGGCTCATATTGGCTGCGCAATGTATAAAGCTGGGAGATAGTATGTTGTTTTCGTGTTAATTTATCGCTGTCACGCAGCATATCTTTGATATCCATAATCATTCTCCCAACAACATTTTCTTGACACTATCAGAGGTAAGCTGCCCACCAGTCTTATTGGTATAGCTTCTGCCACGAGCTTTAGAGAGTTTTTGAAGCAGGCTTTGTCTCTCTCCCTCTGTCGCACTATCAATAGTGGCCGCTGCTGTACTGCCAGGTGCGCTTTGTTTTATAGGCTCAACACTGCCACCTCCACCGCCGCCACCGTGTAACTGCATCATAATCTTATGCATAGTCTCACCTCCCTTCACATACCGGCAAACGGATCATACGACTGCTGCCTATTATTACCCAAATAACATTCTTTTTTAATTACAGGGTAGGCAAAAGTTAAGGCCAATGCATCCGCTCTATTAGGAGATGGTTGACCTCTTTTCTTCATATCATCCTTAGATTCAAGCTGTATTTGTCCTTTTAAATTAACACCAGCTTCAGGGCCTATCAAATCATTAGTTAAAATTTCATCATCCTCAATTACACCACCATTAATTAACCACTCTTTCATATTTCCCCACATCTCAGCCCGTTTATTAGCATAACCCAAATCAGAAGATTTTCCACCAAATGCAATAAGATTCCAAGATCTGCCCATTGTTTCGCCCGCACTCCATATACCTGTTCCATATCCTTGGTCTATGAATACAGCATCAGCATTATATTCGTCCTCAAATCTAGCAATAATACCTGCTGTAACAATATCGTTATCATTCTTTAAACAAGTATATAATCGTTTACTATAGAGGCCTTGCCTCAAGTAAATTACCAACTCATCAGGTCCAGTCCATGCTGGATCGCACCCAATAATAGTAGGCGCAAAGTTAAACTGTTCTTTCCTAATATTTCTGTTCTTAGCTTCTTCAACAATTTTTAAGCTAATAAATTGTAAATCACTTGCATTAGGAAATTCACCAAGAACACGAACTCGATATACATCACTGTCTCGTCCATATTCATTTGCAATACTTTCTATATACTGTTTTGAAACCCTTGGACTTTCTTCGCCATTAAATGTAAGTTTTTCCCAAAAGTGGCGGTTTATATTGTGGCTATTGTAAAAATAACCAGTTACTCTTGTAGGATTACTCGCCATTGCTACTCTTGCATTTTCTGCCGACAAAGCACTTCCTGCTGTTACAAAGACCTCTTCAAACACGCCCGACGCCTCGTCTACCAAAAACAAAATATTATCAGCGTGTATGCCTTGCAATGCCTCTGGTCTGTCCTTGCTTGCTGTTCTTGCCATAGCAAAGCTCCCGGTCTCACAAGTAAAATGGTCATTAGTCCATTCAAATAAATCATGCAGTTGCACTGGCATAGCATTCCACCACATTTTTAGCTCTGCCCATAAAGCATCTTTAAGTTGTGCACTTGTGGGAGCTGTAACAGGAATCTTAGCTTTTGCGAAGCACGTTAAAAACCAAGGAATAATCCAAGCAAAACAAGTAGTCTTTCCTGTACCATGTCCAGACTTAACACTAACCTTAGCTCCCGGCTTAGCTATTGCCTGCAGAAATTCCTTTTGTTGATCTGTTGGCTCAACTCTCCATACTTCTTTTACAAAACGAGCAGGATCTTTTCGCCATTGTGGGATTTTCTTTTTCAAAAATTCGGCGTCTTGTTGGCTAAGCATCATCTATTTCCTCAATAATTGCCGCAAGGCTTTTCTTTATTTCGACCTCATGCTTTTGGATGTATAGACCATCCATTTTATTTAAAGTATCTATTGCCCTTATCCTTGCATTTGGATCAGGTTCTTCTGTGGCGATCTTTGTTAGTAATTCCTGTCGCTGATTTATATCCATTATGTTTTTCTTGTCTTTCCTTGCGGCAAGTTCTTTCAGTCGAGCTTTAATATTAGCCTTTCTTAGCTTTCTTGACGCTGTTACTCCTGCAGAATTCTTGCTATATCCAGCTTCTATAGCTGCTGCAGTTGCATTCGCTGTTTTGGCAAAAGAAAGACAAAATCTTTCTTCCTTCTCTGTTAATGTTCTTTCTTTTGTCATATACTCACCACCTTTGCAAATAAAAAAGCACCTAACCGAAGTTAAGTGCCTTTGTATTAAGTTTTATGCTAAACTTTGATGTATATTACCGTGTTTTATCGACTTTTCAACGCCGAATTATTCATGTAGACTAACGTTATTCTTACTCCAATCTGTAGACAGTTCCACAGCTATAGTTCCTTCAAATGGATACGTTTCCACTTTATCTACAGGAACAAGTTCACAATCATAATCATGCATCACTAGTGCATCTTGGGGCATTTCCTTGAGCTTTTCTATTAGTTCTTTTGCTAGCATTTAATCACACTCCAATAAATAAGCCGCTGTATTACCCCAACGGCAGGGCAGTGTCCAAGCGCTAAGCTTGAACGTTTCACCTTTGCAGGTTATCCCGTTACTGGGTTTACTTGCGACATTTTATACACTATCAGTGCGACTGCTGCAAGCCGCGTTTGAGTACCATTGAAGATTACACTACTCTCAAACCTACTCTCAAACCCAAGCTTGTTGTAAGCCTACTTACTTATAATACTATTTTAACTCATCAGAACAGGTAATTTGTCGGATACATTTTTAATTCTCAATAAATTTTTTTCGAGTGCTAAAACGACCGCATCGTTTAAAAACTCTTCGCGAAGCTCGTAGTAAGTATCTCTATTCATACCTTTTAGTCCAGCAATTACTCCTGGCGACTTATTATATTCATAACGCTGGAACATAGCATCTCCTGCTGCTTGTTTCTTATGAACCTTATATGTCTCAGCTATTACTTCAAGCCATGCTTCAGGATTTATTACTATAGTTTGATAAGGGCCTTGTCCCCACGAAATCATCTTGATCGGTTCAATATTCTTTAGTGCAGATGTTTCTGTTGGATTACTTATAAAAGCATGACTTCCACCCCCAGTATGCCCTTTCTTTGCAGTACGCTGCGCTCTTTCATCATCAACAGCTTTCTGAATATATTTCCTATTCAAAAAATACCACTCTGTATGCTTGCGTAACAGTTCTATTAGCATATCAGTCTCCTTCTAGCTTTGCTTTCTAATATGCTCTTGTTCGCCCACAACAACCCAATATTCTTGCACCCATTCTCTCGTACCGTCTGCACTTTCAAGCAAATATAAGATACCTTTAGAATCTAATTTAACACCAAGTACTTTACGTTCTCCCTTAGGCAAATGTACATTATCACCTATATTAAACTTGCTTTCTATTGTTAATAACATTTGTATCGCCCTTCTTATCTGATAGATTTATTGTAAAAATACTAAACCTTCTTAAAGCTAATATAAACAAAAACGTTAATATCCAATTATTAGATCAGGATAATTCATGTCTTCACTCCTTAATCATCACATATAGCTTGGCCGCAGTATTTACAATAATGAGCATCATCATCTACCTCACGTCCGCATACAGGACATGCCCAGCCTTTAGGTATTTGTTGTGGAAAAGGACAGTTTGGTATAAAATGCTCTTCGACTACCAAATTTACTTCTTGTGGTAGTTGCTTTTGAGCAGCTGTCAATAAAGTTATATAAGCCTCTCTTTTCTTATTCATAGGCATTTTCCAAATGATTGGTTTTAATAAAGCTATTGATCTTTCTAACTTTAGTATGTTCATTTGGGTTCACCGTCCATTTCTGCCCCGCAGTAGGGGCAGTAATTAAATGTTGTGCTATTGGTAAAAACTAAAGTTTTGCAGCATGAACAGGTTCTTGAAGTGTTTCCGCCAAAACGCTTTTCAATCCAACGTCCTTGCTTACGTTCTTCTACTGTAGGCATTGTATCAAGCCTATCAGCAGCACTTTGATAACCACTTCTAATGCCGTCGAAAAACTCACCCCAACCGTGTATATCTCCAACCACTCTTAATAACTCAGCTTTCGCCTTATCAGCGTCTATTAATCGCATAATCTATTCACCTACTATTTTTTATCTTTATATCATAATTACTATCAACTTTGGCCATATTATTATAATCACCTTTCCAATATACTTCTTCTACAGCATCCCAAATTTCGTATTCTGTAGCGTCATTTTCTACGTCTATTTTTATCCTATACTCATTTTTTTCAATAACTGTTGCTATTACTGTTTTCATAATCTATTCAACTCTCCTTTAATAGCTCAAATCATCATAGATATTGCCGATAACTTTTGCATAAGGTTTCCCACCATGGTTTAAATAATAAATGTCACCATAATATTTAACTGGTTTTTCAATTTCCGCTAAGTAAAAAGCTCCCTGTGCATAAGCTACCTGCATACATGGTGGTATCCAATCATCCATACAGACGATATCGCCTTCAAATATCTTGTTGCCGTTCTTATCACCAAACCCAGTACACTGACCAACAGTTTCAGGGTCAACTTCATGCATAACCGCTTCTGAAAAATCACCAAACTGATAATTTGAATAACTAATAATAAACGCTTTTTCTTTTAAAGGGTCGTCCTGTTGTTGTACAAGTGCCCCATATACCCAACTTTTAGTGATACTGTCTTTACCTCTAAATAATATTTCACGCATTTTTCTTCACCTTCTTGTGTCAAAATATCCAGAAACAGCTATAAAAACTACGGTCAATATAGCTATTGATACCGTTGATAAATTCGATCCTATTTCATACATTTTTCATGCCCCCTTGTCTGTAAACACATATTTTATTATTGGTCATTTCAACCATCCTTCGAGAAATTTTATTCCAAATAACATAAGTGTTATAGCCCCTATAGTGTGAGTAATGACATATAAGCGGCTATGTCTGTCACTGCTGTCAGTCAGAAGTACCAACATAGACCAAAGAGCTGACGCTATAGCCACAATAATAGATGCTGTAACGACACAATTCATTAGTAAATAAATAACATCCATGCTATTCATTGTTCTTTACACTCCTTTATCTCAATTAATGGACAATCTATCAGCCTAATGTTTGGATTTTCAATTTCACAGGCAAGAATACAGCAACCTTTACTCTTATCAACAAAAAATGGTTGATTCCTATAAAAGCCAACTGGATATGTCAACGGGCATTCAGCGCAGTTTGCAGGCATATCCATTTCTTTAATTGCTATCATATTTTTTTATCTCCGTTCTGTCAGCCCAAGTAATCCTACGCGATTTAAACTTAGTTGGCATAGACATAACAGTAAGCTGAATACAGTTACTACATTTTGGGTTTTCGCTCAACTCACTGGCCTTTCTATTATTAATGCACAAATAACAATAGTCTAAGTATTTCATTTTTTACTCCTACATTCTTACCCAACGCTTTTTGTTCTCAGGCATAAATTCAGAAGGTCTACCAAAGCTGTATTTCTCATTAGGCTTACAGTTACCACAAATAAAACTTCCTAGGCATTTACACTCATGGCACCAGCCTACGTACTTTATTTCAGTTTTTTTCATCTACTCCACTTCCTTAAACTTCTCTAAAATCAATGTCCGGGTAACGATATAGCAGCATCTTCTTTTTCAATAGATATACCGGTGTTTTCATACCCTTTGTATCGACGTAATAAACATGACCGCTGGCTTCCGTCACCTTAAAATCAGCTCGATAAATAATCGGCCTTATCTTTTTACCTGCAACCTCATATCCAGGCTGTAAAACAAATTCAGGCTGTAATTCAATGCTTTTTACTGCACCGGTTCGCTGCTGCCAAAGTAAATCTTCGTAATAGGCTGCTTCCTTTTTGCTATCAAAAGCAATTCCATTCACTTCGGTTATTTTATTACCATATTTCAGCGCAGGTACAGCCCCGGGTAAATTCGCCGGCGCCGTTACGCTGTCCGAACGTATTTTACTTACAAGGTGTGCTGGTAGTTCATTCCACGTCGTCATTTATTACTACCGCCGATAACATAATTTCTAGAGCTTTCTTCTCTCGCCTTAACCGGGCATTTTTACCGCCGAGCTGACTATTTTTCCGGCGCAAATGTTTGATTTCAGTCAGTATCTGCATAAGTACTGGTTTCAATACTGGTACATACTGATTGCCTGGTTCTTTTTCGATTAACGCCATCATAATTTTTATATTTATTGGTTTCACTATTTCCAACTCCTTATATTTAAAAGGCCGCCCCCTACGGGCTAATCACCTCCGCAGGGGTATACTTCCCTTTATGCTTGTATATAGTTAGTATGCGCGGCCGTTTTAACTTATCGCCAGATCTGCCACTCTACAGTAACCTCTGCCAACGCACAGCCGAGCTGCCATAAAAATCCAGCGGCAAAGATAAATAATAATGTGTATACTGCTTCACGCTTCATTTTCTACCTCCACAATTGCCGCGAACACAAGATATACCTGCTGCGGCACACAACCATTACCTAACGCCTTTAGTCGTTTCGCCCTGTTTTTTTGCCCAACTATTACTCTTGGCGGTTCATATGCGTATTGCTCTACATTTATTGCAGCAGGCCAGCCCTGCCAACTTTCAATATCCTCTTTTGCTACATTGATGTCAGTCCAGCCTATAGGCAATCCCATTAAAAGCTCTACCCAATCAGCGTTTAGATTACCTGGTTTTTCTTCTTTTTTTATAACAACACCATCCAGATAATTTCTATCTGCATTACGTTCAATACTCGCACAGCCATATGATCCGCTGTTTCCTTCTCTTGCTCTTGGTGTCGGCCAATTTACCGCCTGACTTAAATTAACGCTGTGCATCTTCTTAACTGCTGTATCTAATCCATCACCTGATGTAGCACTCGCACCTTTACGATTGTAATTACCACATACACTCGCGGTAGGCCACAATGAACACTCGCTCTCGTTTATGTGGCGCTCCAACATCGGTAGCTCCATAGCATGACCATCCAACACGATACCCCATTTCGGCCAGGTCTCGCAGAACAGTTCCGAATCCCCCCCGAATCCCGGCAGCAGAGATTGAGAGTAACCCGCGCACGTTTTCTGCCACGATCCATCTTGGCTTAAGCTCGCGAATAAGCCGGGCATACTCTCCCCAAAGACCGGAGCGGGTAACGTTCCCTTCACTATCAACGAAACCAGTTCTTTTACCTGCTGTACTAACGTCTTGGCAGGGGAATCCTCCGCTGATAATATCGATCTTGGATATTCCATCAGTTTTAAGTTTTTCTGCCGTGAGTTCTCTGACATCTCTGTAAATTGGGACACCCGGAAACCTCCTTTGCAATATTTTTTGCGGGTATTCTTCGATTTCGCACAAAGCCACTGTTTCTATTCCCGCCCAGCTGGCAGCAAGGTCAATCATACCTACCCCGCTAAATAGCGATAACATTTTCATTGTCCTCACTCCTGCTCGCTATATCGACCTCTGTTTACGTGACTACCCGCCGTTGTATCCTTATGGCATATATCGCAATTCATGATCTCACCTCAAAACGATTCTGACTTATTAGTGTTCAGCTTGTCAAAATATTCTTCGCCTAAAATCTGTAGTTCTGCCATATCTGAAGCAAGGTTATATATTTTTGCATACTTATTATTTCCATGTGTATCGGTAACCTTAGCTCTAAATTCGGCAATAGTCCCTAAGAAACAACCACAATACACTGTTATACCTTTGTCTTTATTTTTGAAAAATGTCGTAAAACTAAATCTACTACCAATGCGACCGATCAATAAATAGTCAGCGTCGCCGCACACCCTAGCGTCGCCGCACACCCTAGCGTCGCCGCACACCCTAGCGTTGCCGCACACCCAAGCGTTGTCGCACACCTCAGCGTTGCCGTACACCTCAGCGTCGCCGCA